GCAATGAACTTTACCTTGTCACCTTCTTGTATGAAGGGATACTTAGCGGATAGGTTATTCTTCTCCACCAAATAGTTCATGAGTATCGCTCCCTTTGTATGTATGGGGGCACCCTTCTTGAAGAAACCATACTCCACAGTCTCACCACTTATCAAGTCCATTGTGCTTTTAGATGTTGCAGTGTATTTCTCGACACCATTACAACTACGGGGATACGCAATGTCTTCTGGTGGTAGGTTCATGAACTCCTCACGAAAATCTTTGATGAATGCATTCAGTTCTTTCTCATCACCATTGATGATGATCTTGAGTGCTTGCTTGATCTTCTCTCGACATGGTGCAGGAGTAGATGACTTGACTGCTTCGATACCCATGATCTTTAGGTATGGCTCTTTGAACCGCACACCTTCCATGTCCCACACGTTGAGGATATAGCGTTTCTTTGCTGTCCATATACCAGTTGATGCAATAGCTTCTCTAGCCATCTGCATCTTCTGGTCATATGCGTTCATACTCTTAGCAAGAGCTTGATAACTTTTCCCAATAAAAGGTTCCAACTCCTCTTTTGCAAACTTGTCCAAGAACTCGACAATTCGCTCATTTGTTGCTCCCGATTGAAACACCTTCCCAACCAGAACGTCAAAAGTGATATATACCGAGTCTGTATCGCTCGCAATAACATAGTCAACCTTGTCAGTTTTAAGAATCCTGTTGAGGTATATGTTAAAAGACTTTTCAACCCATCGTATAGATAGCTGGCCAGCTGTTGTAATTGCTGTAGCGACCAAGAGATCAAAATAGCGAAAGTAGTTATTACCAATTGCGCCATAAGCGGAATTAAGAGAAATCTTCTTTGCCATTTGGATGTTGTCATACCTAGATATCTTCTTGAGTAGTGCGGGGTCACCAGTGTTCTCATACTCCTGTTTAGCTTCGAGCAGAAGTTTCTTATATTTGACACGATCATTATATACATTCTCCATTATCTCTGGCAGAAATCCTTTGACATCCCTACGGAAAAAAGCACCGTTTGGAGTCATACAATACTCTGTATCATTCTTGATTTTCTCATCAAGAATGCCATCCACCATACCCTCTTTCACTTTACTGCCGGGTACAAGGGTTTCTGGTGAGATGTTGTATTGCATGATAAGGTGTGGATACAGCGAGTTCAAGTCAAATGACATGACCCACTTGTGCATACCCACTTGAGGGTCTTTGACATATGCACCCTCAAACTTCTCTACCTTCTCCTGTTCCTTCTTCTGTGGAATCACAATGTTCTTTTTGCGTAGGTGGTTGTATATCACATTGTCCCAATAACGCACCTGACCCAGAACATCTGTAAAGTTTACCTTACCATCATATGCCATAGTCAGACACAACTCAATGAGTCGCATCTTGTCCTCTAGCTTGTCCACAATCTCCACATCTTGGATGTTGTATTCAATGAATGACTGGTAGTCTTTCTGATACCACTCTCTGAATGTGTCATATGGATTACCATCCTTCCGCTCACCTAGCTCCACAAACGCAATATGGTCTAGTGTGTATCGTTCTTGACTTGTGTATGTAAATTTGCGATACAGGTCAAAGAAATCAAGAGCGGATACACCCTGTATGCTGTAGACTTGATGCTTGCGCCCCATCTGATACACTTCCTTGGCAAACACATTGTTCCAAGGTGATAGCTTATGCATGAAGTCTTCACCGAAAAGGTTCTTGATACGATTGCAGATGTAAGGAATGTCGAAAAACTCTGTGTTCCATCCAGTGATAATGTCTGGATATATCATACGCCACTCGTCAAGAAACTTGATGAGCAAGTCATCCTCATCTCTACACAAGCGGTAGTCTACATCCTCACGATAGTTCTGAAACTCATGAAGACCCCAGACAACAATCTTTTTGTTCTGATGGTTCTTCATTGTGATTGACAGTAGTGGCTCTGCGGCATCCTGTGGATTAGGAAAACCGTTCTCACATTCCACCTCAATATCAATGGTCACAATAAGGATTTTATCCTTATCCCAAGGCACATCATTTGGATACTCATCACCAATATAACAATAGGGATACTGTGTGTTACCAAATACAATATTTTGATTTGCACTCTGTTCAACCCATGCTTTCGCTTCCTTTATGGAGTCGAAGTTCTTGGGAAGCACATCCTGGCCATCAAGAGTCTTGTATCCTGTGTATTCATGCACTTTATTGAATAATGTAGGTCGATAGTTGACCCGCTTGGATACTCGTTGACCGTCCTCGACACCCCTCACTAGAAGGGAGTTGCCACGCTGAATCACATTTGTATAAAATTCCATTATAAAAGTATATCACCTGTGTGGTTAATTGTCAAGTCTCTCTTTTCTTTCCGATATTATATTTTGTCTCCAGCAACCATTCATTTTTCTCTTTGTATGTTAGGATTTTGATTTGACTTAGTGGTGCTGCTTCATATGGGCTTTCACTCATTATTTGAATCAACCCCCAATCCTGTAACAGATTTGCGATTGTGTTCCTGCGAGACAGATCGTTTGTTGATATGTTGGTTCTCTTTCCATCCAGAGCAAATAGCTCTTTGAAATGCACAATGTAATACCGGCCTTGCTTGTGTAGGATATGACAGGATTGATACAGTTTTTTCTCTTTTCGAGAAGCAACACCAATGCGTGATAATGTCTCTCTGACCTTTAGAAAATCGTCGGGTTCATTTAGACCCACTTCAAGTAGTTGTTCTTGTGTCCAATTAATTTCTTCCATCTCTTCCGCCTTTTCTCATTTTTTGTTTTATGGCAGAAATTTGTTCATCATCCAGTATATCAAGAGCAACCTTTGCTTTCTCGTTGTTGTATCCATAGAACTCTTTAACATACTCTAGATTCTCTAATTTCGTCGCCTTCAGCCAAGGGGTGTATCTTTTCCTTGGACGCAGACTATTTATCAAAAAATCAAACTGAAGTTTTTTGTCTAGGTGGTGAAACTGGTTGATCTCGTTTACTAGCATGATTGTGTCTTGAAATGGTGCAACACACTTATTTACGACAAATGGCGGATACTTCTTCTCCCATGTCTTATCTTCTGTGTCCATAAGTCTTTCTTTGGTAGAGTTTACCGCATTTAGATAGTCTTTTAGTTCATACATGTTACACCTTCCACCCTTCACCTATGTCTGTGCTATCAAACACTGGCTCTGCAAATGTGTCTTGATTAGAATCCGCAAGACCTTGTTGCTCTGCATCCTCTACATCATACAACTTCATCTTTGCTCTGTCAATACCAATAACGAATCTTTTATTGGTGGTAGGGTCATTGTATCGGTTCTTGAGTTGCTTCACCGCAATCTGGTTCAGTTCGTCAAGTTCCTCATTACTAATGAGCGCAAACATGAGGTCAGCCGTAGCAGGCAGACCAAAGCTCTCTGACGTATCTTCCAAGCCCACATCACTATTGGAGAACCCGCTCCTTGTGGTCTGTGTAGCCGACATAATCGGGACGTTTGTCTCAACTGCGAGTCCCCTAAGTTCTTCAGCAATTGCCTTGATATACATGTAGCTATTAACATTTCCATTCGCCTTAAATCGTGATGATGCACATATGTTTAGATAATCCACAAAGATGATATCTGGTTTGAATGATCTCTTGATGGCCAGTTCCTTGATCAATCCTCGAAAGTGGTTACTGTGTGCTGATGCAGTAGGATACTCCTTGATGATGAGTTGACCATTGGTCTTCTGTTCGATGGCCTTCATCTTGTCGTCATACATCTGCTTGGGTAATTCATGCAAATCATCTATAGATATATTCATGAGGTTTGCATCTATACGTTCAGCTATACGCTCTTCAGCCATCTCCAGAGTGACGTATAGGACGCTTCTACCTTGACTTAGACAGTTTGCTGCCATATGACACATGAACAGTGATTTACCTACACCAGTGCCCGCAAGAGCAATATTCAGTGTTTTCTGTGGTAATCCACCCTTGGTTATACGATTGAAGAAGTCCAGATCAAACGGAATCTTCTCTTCTACCCTATGGTAGAACTCAAAACGGGAGTCTGCATCACATAGGTAATCATGACCAACACGGTTATCAAAACCAACAGCCAAGGCTTCTGTAAGGATGCTTGGTAGAGCATCGACGCCTCGTTCTTTATCCTTTCCATCAATAATTTTAATCCCATCCACAATTGCATTGTATACCGCCTTATCCTTACAAAAATCTTCTGTTGTCTCTACTAACCAATCAAAATTCGCATTATCATCTGCTTCAAGTTCCTTAACTACCGATAATACTCGTTTGTAATCATCCTCATTCAAGTCACCACGGCTGTCCAGTTCGACCTCTAGAGCGTTCTGGTTTGGTAGGTCATTGTATTTGTCTACGAACTTCTGTATCTCTTCAAAGACAGTTCGTTCTATCCTGTCAGAGAAATAGTCACCTCTGATGAAGGGCAGCACCTTTCTTGTGTATTGTTCATTATATATCAGATTTGTCAAAATCGTTTGTTCAATTGTTGTCATTCATATGCCTTTATTCGGGGTTCAAAAGAAACAAATGTTCTTTCAATGGTTCTTTATGTACAATTTTATACTTTGAATTTGTCACAGCATTTGTTTGTGCATTTTCTTTATATCCAAAAGATATGTGATTATTAGTTCTTTTATCAAAAATTTCAAGCAATTTGTCAATTGTAACTTTTGATCTATTATTATAAGAAATAAGAATATAACTATCTTTAAATTGGTCAATCAATTTTACAAATGAATTCTCAACGTATTTTAAATCTAAATTTTCAAATTCAGATATGGAGCTTTTAATTGCATCACTTGAAGCATCATATCTTCTGTTAGCAACACCAACAGTATTGGGTTTATCATTTAAACAAACCGTAGTCCAAATATGATAATAAGATTGATACCTAACTCTAGAAGTTGGTGTTTGTTTATTAGATGTTCCATACGGCGGATCAACATACACTAAATCATATTTGTCTTTAATATCAAAAATTGTTTTCTGATAAACCTTGTGATTTAGATTGTCAATTTTAAAATTAGGAACTTCAAGTATAATGTCATTAGCTGATTTTTTTGTCCATGTTTTTAAATAGGAAACCTGATGACCCATATCATTTGAAACTTTATCCATAGCTAAAATCAATGAAGTAATCAATACAGACTTTTCGATACAGTCATCAGGATAAAAAGAATCTATCTTGTCTCTAATGGCGTCAATTCTTTTTGTATTATGTATTTGAAACGGTCTTTTTTTATTATCTTCTTGAACAGAAGAACCATTCATATCATAACCACCATAATGAGATGTAAACCAACCATCAATACCAGTTAAAGAATTTAATTCTTCAACAAGTGGGGCAAAAAAACTTTGTGGTGTTCTATTCAAAAGAAAACACTCTCCAAAAACTTTTGAATATACAGCTATATCATTAGAGCCGACAACATACCCTTCTTTTTTCAATGCCTGTGAAACAACTGTTGATCCAGAAAAACCGTCCAAAACTTTATCAACATTTAAATCAGATATGAAGGATAAAATCTTTGGAACGATCTTTCTTTTATTACCAGCGTACCTTATATAATTCTTTTGCAATTTTCTCTAACCCATTTCTTAGATATGTTAACTGTATGCTCCCTATTTTTTCCATTGATTCCACGCCTTGTTACATTTTCATCAACAAATTTTTCCAAATCTTTAGGGCACCCAATCCACATTTCAACGCACTCCAATACGCCTTCCTTGAAGATTCCATAATAAATCTTCTTATTTCTTCTAATTCTTTCTAAAGAACCTTCTTTGTCTTCATAAGGAGAAGAAAACACACCATCTATGGCAAAAGCTCTGGGAAGCTTCTTCCCTTCCTTATTTACACCATCCTCCATACAGGTTAAATATTCCTGTTCTTTGCCATCTTCATCATAAGCATCACAAAGGTGTTTTGTTAATGCAACTTTATGTCCTAAAAGATTGGCCATAATTACTTCTTTAAGAAAGCCGGGAGCCATAGGATTACAGCCTGGCATACATTCTGTCAGCATAGAAAAACCTTCTTGTATCTTCCCTATTGCATCCATTTCGTTATTCATATTAACCTCTGTTGCGTTTAACATAATTATACTCTTCATTGTTTTCTCACTATACACATTATCGCATCATTCAATAGGTTTGTCAAGTGTTATTTTCAATTATTTCACACTTTCATATGAGCGTTGAAACTCATACTTCTTCTCTCTCCCTCACTGTAGAAGGGATAGACAAAATGTTTTAGGTATGATGGGAACACCAACAGTTTTCCAACCTCTGGCTTGAACTTTAGATAATTGGTTCTCATGTCCTGTGTTTCACCATACATGAACTCAATGAGCCCATTAGTAGGATAGTGGTCTTCAAGCTCTTTGTCAAGCTCCTCTTGCATCTTTGGTGGTATCTTCAGATAGATTACAGCAGAGAAATCACCACTGTGATGATGGTATGGATTATACTCTCCAGCGTACTGACTGACAATCCAACTGTGTGTCAGGTGAATGTTGTCGAGTGTAGGCACACCATCTCCTGCCATCTCACTCCACTTGTATGATCTATTCTTTGATATGATGTGCTTGAGGTAATCCAAACACGCTTGCCTCATGACCTTGAACAGAAAGTCTCTGTCATCACTATTTGATACGGGTATTTGAACCTCTTTGCTCACCTTACCAACAAGCTTGTGTGACCAATCCCATTGAACACTCTTCTGCTTATCACTCAAGACAGCATCACCAGTATCATTCACAATGTCAACAAATCTCTTAGGAACCGTAGATTCCATTATGGTAGGGCTAAATGCCTCTAGAAATTTAGATTGCGTCTTCTTCCTCTTCATCATCTATATCCTCACCTTGAGTGTCAATAATATCAACCAAAATATCACCTATGAGAGTAAAAAACTCCTCATCAAATTCTTCTTTTGACACACCATAATTATCCACTATGTCATACTCAAATCGAAGCGGTAAATTTCCATCCTCATCCTCTTCTTCATTAACACTTACCACACCATACTTGTATACAACACCATGATATTTTCCATTATTGGTGATGCAGATTGACGATACATCATCACCATCTTTTACAACAAAAGTATATTTATCCTTCACCTGTCATCTCCATCAAACGATTGACTTGCTCACTGTTAGGAAACTTTTTATGAAGGTCATGCACCCTGTCTATAGCTTCCCTCTTTCGATTTGCTCCCCAAAATCTATGCACGGTTTCAACTTCCCATTGACTTGGTTCACCAAGCGTTTCTGGCTTCATATAGTGAAGATAGCTTTGCAGTAGATATTTCGGTTTCTTGATAGGTTTATTACCACGGTGCAACCAAGGCCACATTGGAGGGAAAACCAATGCTGAACCAGCAACACAATCAATTTCTTTATCAGCAAATTCTGTGCTACCAGCTTCATTATCATCTAGATACACAAAGAATGCTAGAAATCTAGCATTAGATTGACCATCATTAACATCAACATGCCAATCAAACATGTCAGCATCATTGTTGAGATACCTTTTAATTTTGATACCTTCCATACCATATTTCTCTGGCCATAATGCGCTTGTGTCTTCACTATATTCAGAATTGATACTACGAATACCCAAATCTTTCTTGTATTTTTCTATGACATTTTGAAATGAACTGAGACATTCATCAAATTCATCTTCAAAGACGCTCATATTTTCCATGAGAGCAATCTCTGTAAATTGTCTACCCTCTTTTGGCAAGGTAGATAATTGATTGCCCTCACATTCATTAAATTTTTCGATTAAGGTCTTGCAAAATTCCTTATCCAATACATCATAATATTGACGTATATAACTCTCCATAATATAAACTCCACAATTAATTGTCGTAAGAAACTTGTCTCTTACTTATCTTGAAATACACCTCTTCTGGATTGTTGTCATTCCACTCGTTTGCAGAGATATACTCATAGATGTAATCTTCACTATTGTCATGAACTTCATCAAATTTAGCCACGAACTCATCTCTACTGCATATCTTTCTGTGTGCTGTTGCCCACAGTCGGTTCCAATTTGGTTCCATTTCCTGTTCCTTTATTTTCTATCTCATCAAGCTTTTTCTCAAGCTTATTTATCTTGATTTCCTTTGCCACAGAATCAACACTACCAATGACACCACTGATAACAGTCATGGCCATACAGCCGTTAAGAGCGAGAATTGATATAAACATCAAGCTCATCTTGAGTAATATCGACACCCTCAACGATTTCTTGATAGTTTTTAAGATGCTCATCTGCTACTGCTTCCTTGGATTGACCATGATATGCCACAGCGTAGTGGTTCTCAATCATCCATTCATTTAGAGTTGTTTGTCTGTCTTCTTTTCCATCATATATTCTGAACTTACCTAGTATCCTACCAAACTTACCAGCCTTGTCTTGCACTGTGATTAGTGTTTGGGTGGAACCAACAGGCATATATGTCTCCACCATCTTCTTCGCTTCAAGACCAAACTTCTTCTCCACCAAGTCTCTTGTTCTGCTTTCTGGTGTATCAATGCCATGCAACCGGATGCGTTCCTTGTGCATCCACATACCAAACCCAAGATCAATGTCAACGTCTACTGTATCACCATCCACCACTCTTACAATTTTGCAACTATATTCATACATCGTTATACTCCAAATGATGCACCACAGCCACAACTGGATGTTTGCATTGGGTTTACTATCTTCAAATAACTACCACCTAACTCGTTTACATAATCTATCTCTGACCCAATAATATACATCTCTGCTAGTGGATCAACAATCAAAACGTCCTCTATGGGTTTCGACCAATTTACATGCTCAATACCACTGTCTGTGGACAACCCCCAGATATACTCAAATCCAGCGCATCCACCAGACTTGACTCCAAGTGTAACATGACCTCCGTTTGAAACAGAGGCCATGTAATCCTTTGCTAATTGTGTTATTTTAATCATATTATTATTTATGGTTTTGGTGGATGGTAATCTTGATCTACCCCATAGAATTCACATTCATTCCACCCCCTCTGTTCTTCCAATTGTAGGACAACATCCAACCATCGTCCAAATAACTCTTTTGGAAGACGGCTGTTGTCTGTTCTTGGAATACATGCTGCACTCTTCACATCTACCTGTGACTCGACAGGAGCAACTTCCTTCAAACATTCATCCATATTAGGCAGCTTGGCAGTGTATTCCGTACCAGATACCATTGTAATAATCATCAGTGCTTTAATCATTCTTTAGTGCCTCCTCATAAATTGCAGTTTTCACATTGATCACGGTTTCTAACCTTGCAACACGATTGCGAACACATTTTGGCATCGAACCACGAAACTTGTCTCTATAGAAATCAACCTCTGAAATTAGAGTCTTGAGCTTACGCACATTGAGCTTTTCCTTGCGCTCTCTATCCCTATCAGGATTAAATGTTGTCATTCTTCCGTTCCTTCCAATTGTTCAATTCGTTTTTCCAACCACAGTTTAACTGATATGTCATTTGTGGCCGACAACTCTGGCGTTGTGAAATCCAACATTTCCAGTTCTGTCTTCAAAATCGACTTGGTTAGTATCGCAACCGAATCAGTGTTAACTTGCATTCAACAATTCCCTTGTCTTTGTGGTAAATGTCACCTGACCACTATCCATCAATTCATCAATAATCTCATCGAGGTCAGTCAAATCAGTATACTCAACCTCACCGTTGGCAACTGCATCGCTATACTTCATGCGAATGAAATCCTCACTAACCCAGCGATTTGTGGGATATACCATGTTATATTCAACCATCCTAAACTTCCTTCCAAACCAGTTCTTCAGTTCCAACGAATTCATACTTTCTGTTTCCAACCAGCACCATGTCACCGACACTGGTACTCCGACAAGTGGCGTCAGGGAACATTGGCGTCACTTCTTCGTTGTTCCACCACGCATCGTTGATGCTGTTGGTCAACTTGAAAGCTTCTTCCATCTTCATCCGGTCACTCAAGGTCTTATCTACCTCAACCATCGCAACAGTCTTGGGACCACCCTTCTCACCCTCCATTGGAGTGTGAATGACGGCAACAGTTTCTTTCGTGAAGGTTTTCATCAAAGCTTCTGTCTTCTTGTTACCGGGCATAATACGCTTCCTCTGTGTAATAACCAATGGGACTCAACTTACCAACGGCAGCGTTTATCTCACTAGCATCTAACCAAGTGTAATCACCATCGTCCCACTTGACCTTGACCATATAATCAGTTACTTCCTTGTTGATGATCACACGCCTGCCCCGGTATGACCGATTATCAATCTCACCTTCCCGCAAGGGATGCATCGCACCAAAATTACCAATAATCTTTGTTCCTAACTCAAGCATATCCATAATACGCCTCCTCAGTAAAATAACCAATTCCTGCCCGATTCGTGTCTCCAGCGTCAATCTCACTCATCATCATCCAAGTGTGAGAACCATTGTCCCAAACAACCTTGACATCGTTATCACGAGGCCCGACATCAAAAGTCTCAATGGTGACAACCTCACCGAAAGCTAAAGGAATCATCGCACC